CCTAAAACTTTTAATTGAAATCCTTTACCGTATGCCTGTAATGCTTTTAATGTCATAACCTTTTAATTTACTTTCCAAAATACTTGCAGTAAAACTATTGTGACTGCTAGTGTTAAAATAACCGCTGTTTTAATATTAATTCCTTCTCTCATATGAATGTAGGTGAGAAAAGCAAAAGATGTGACTCCTGTTGCAAAACCTATTAACCTAGCCGACCATAAAGTACCGGCAAAAGCATTAACTATATGAGAGGTACCATAAATATAACCTAATCCTATCGGAATACCAAACAATCCAGAAACAATTATAGGATTATCTTTCATTCAAGAACTTATAAATTGTCCATTAGTTTGGTACCAGGCTAAGCTTTGAGCTATATAGAAAAAGCCTAAACCTATAAAAAAATCTTTATAATTTATCATTCTTCAAAAACTGTTAGACTCCTATAACCTTCAAGCCATCCTTCTGTATTTTTAGTAATCCCTTCTATACCGTCTTGACTCAAAAGATGTAAAAAAGCACCTGTCTGTAAGTCTGGTATATCGCTTTTTACAACTTCTAATATATGAGATTCTTCGCTATCATCCAGCACTGAGTCATGTAGGTTCATAATCTCGTAATTAGATAAAACTCTATCCCAATCGTGTATAATCTTAGCAAATATCTTTTTAGATTTCTCTTGCTCTAGTTGAGTTTCACAATGAACCCAAACATCTTCCAGTGAAGCTAGAGGATCATAGGCAAAGCTTTTCCATTCAGATAAAATAGTCTTTATTCCTAATCCTTTTATGCCTCTTAAGTTGTCTGAGTTATCTCCAAGTAGAGCTTTAACTATATTATAATTTTCCGGCAATACTTTTAACTCTTCAACTGCGTTTTTTTTAGTAAAAACTTTTTTCTTTATTGGAGCATAAATGTTTATGTTATCGTCTATAAGCTGAAAGAAATCTTTATCTGAAGATACTATAGTAACTTTTTTATTGGAACTTGAAGCTCTTTTAGCCAGATACGCTATAATATCATCTGCTTCTAACTTTTCTAAACCTACCTGTTGTACTGGTAGACATTCTAAGTAGTCTTGAACTCTGTAAAGTTGACCGATTAAAGCTTCAGTTTCCTGTTCTTTAGTATCGTACAATCCCCAATGAGTAATTCGAGAGGTAGCACGTTGGGCTTTATAGTCAGGGTTAATATTTTTTCTATTTCCTGACCCGCCTTTACCGTCCCATACTATTATAACTCTTGAAGGATCTAATATACGGTTAACATACCCTAAAGACCTTAAAAAACCAATAATCCCGCCGACATGTGCACCATCTGGATTCATAGATTTGATTAGAGAAAAGCTTCTTATGAGCATATTCATCGCATCTATCAATACTATATGGTCGTTTAGCCGACGAGGCGGTTTTTGTTCAAGATTATCTAAAATATTATTGTAATTTGCCATTAATCTAGTAAGTTAGGGCTGATATTTTCTTCTTCTAAATCTCCTTCTTCAATCAAATCAAAATCAACCGAACCTACAAGTTTTAACCAATGGTCTTTATGCTCGTCTTTATATTTGTCAATAGCTCTTTTCTCGTCTGGAATGAAACCGTGTTGGGTCATTACTATTCTACCTCTAGACTGAACACCTGATATATGGTTCTTTTCTACTTGAATATTAGTACGCTTGGCAAATTCCACCTGCATACCGGATTTTATAGCCTTAATCTTAGACGTACCGGGATTGGTTATGTTACCAAAAGTAACTACTAAAGTAGCATCATACCACATAGACATACCTCCTTTGTTCTGTAACTTAGGCTGTCCCATAGGAGATTCAGGTTTCATAGTCCAAACCTTGTTAATAGCCACCATAGTATTAGTATAAGGAGAATTTTCTTTACGAGAGAGAAGAATTTTCTGATTAAGATTATTACCAAACTGAGTAGACATAGCACCAGCATTCCATTCATTATTGTTCTTGTTGGATCTGACTGATAAGTCACAAGGAACAGATCCAATAGAGTCCCACAAAAAGAGTAGATCGTATGGTAGATTTCCTTTAGACTGCTCATCCATAAGATCGGCAATATAAACTGCAACATCTTCTATAGTGTTTAACGTTCCTCTATCGGCATATAGAAAATGACCTTCATAATCTGTAACCGTTCCATTTTCATCCTGTACCTCTTGTACGTCAAGTCCCATCTCTTTAGCATGTTCCCATGCCCACTTCATCTCAGTGATTATGAAGACTGGGAGAATGCCCATTTTCTGGGCACTCACCGCTGCTTCTATCAGGGCAGTAGTTTTGCCCGTATCACTATGTCCACGCAATAAAGTGATATGTCCGGTAGGAATACCGGGAAGGGAGGTAATATCTTGAAATGCTTTAGATAAAGGAATCCATCCCTGTTCTTTAAACTTAACTGAGGTATTAGAATAACCTTTCTTCTTCTTAAAGTTAGAAAGATTAAAATTCTTTCTTACAGCTTCAGTAGCTGCTTTTTTAGTCTCTGCTTTTTTGGCCATTATTCATTAAATAAATCATCAAACTCACTTACTTTATCACTCTTAGTTTTAACGTTATTTTCTAACGTATAAGTAGCATCCTGCTGAGGTGCTTGAGGAGTCGGTGCTTCTTCTTCAACCGAACCGGGATTTAAGTAATTTTGAAGTTGCTTTTTAATGAATTCGTAGTCTAACTCTCTATGAACTTCCATAGGATTAGGCTGTTCTTTTAACCAAGATTCTACTAAATCGTTGTTATCTGAAAGTGGTGTTTGTTTTGGTTTAATTCTAACTGATGTTTCAGGGTAAGGGTTACCTTGTCTCATCTCTACAACTAAATCCCATCCGTTAATAACGTCTGTGTAGTCTCCTACATCTTCGTCTTCAGCTAAAGCAAGTAATGCTTTATAGATAGTAACACCGAATCCCCATAACCTAACTCCTTTGTCTTCTTCTCCTCTAACAACTACAGGAGCAAAGATACGAGTTTTAGGATTTAGTTTACCTGCTAAAGACCAGTTATCTTTATCAGATGTCTTTTTTAATTCTTTTACAAACTCTTCTACAGGATCTTGCTTACCAAAGTTAGATAAAGAAGCCATAGGGTACTTTCCTACACCGTAGTGAAACTTAACCTCTTTGAATGGCATAGCAGGATCATAAGCAGAAGGTACTATACGTACTGTTTGCTTACCTACTTCAGGTTTCCAAAAAATTTGTGAATAGTCTGTTTTTTCTCTTTCTTGCCCATTATTATTTAAGGCATCGAGCTTCGCCTTTATTGCGTTGATATCCATAATATAACATTTTTTATAACTTATTATTAATATAGGAAAAAAATCCTATTGCTCCAACTCTATTATTCTGTGAAGTTTAGTGCTTACTTTTCTGAGTTCGTCACCCTTAGTAAGTAGTATACAATTGCGATAATCATTCCAGTTTACGATAAAAGATTTATCTATAACGCCTCCATTGAGTTCCTTGATAAGGGTGTTTAAGGCATTTATAGTGTAAAGTGTGTTGGTTTCTTTTTTTCTATGCACTAAAATAGTATGCTCTAAAAAAGAGTTAACATTCCCATGATCTACATTATAGGTACAAATGTACTCATCTTGAGATGCCGAGTACAGCACAAATACCTTATTGTAAATGATTTTATATTGTTCAGTGATAGTTTTTAGTACCTCTTCCAAAGTTTCTTCCTTGGCAAAAGTACAAAACAGTTTGTTTGACATATCTTCGCTTAAATAAAATGGTTCGATATCGTAATCGAAAACCTTTTTCATTGTTCCTACTTCCATTAATAAATATTTAACTGTTTCATAAAACTAAATTCTCACTAAATTTAAACTTTACAGGATATTTTTTCGATTCTTCTAATATATCTTTAATATCCTGTAGCGTTTGTTTACCATCCTCCTTACTAAAGTCGATTATTATAGCATCGTATATGTATAAAGCTACTTTACTACGTTTATCCTTAAGATACCTTAGTAGTTCTTTTAATATAAGTATATTTCTTGAAGTTTCCAAGCTTTGCATCATGTAATTCATAAGTTTAGCCGGATGCATGTCTTTTAATTCCTTAGTAAACGGTTTTCCTGACTGTGGATTCCGTACAACCCCACCTTCATTAAACATCTCCCACATATTATCAATATACTCTTGAATTAATTTAAAGATTCTTAAATTTTTGTGTTTTTCTGGGATTTTTCCGTAAATAGCGTGGAAATTTATCTGTTTTGCCTGGGAATACTCATCTTCAGTGATGTCATCTTTACCGAAATACAGTCTAGCCAGTTGTTTATGTGCTGATTCTTCGGTTAAATCATAGTCAATCTGCTCAGAAAGTAGACGGAGATGGTAGCCATCAAAGTCGAATTCCACGAAATAGTCGTTGGTAGGCCGAAAACTCCTCCTATAGCTATCTTCTTTAGGTATAGCTGCGAAATTAACGCTATTGAAAGCATTAGTAGGTCTAGAAGTTGAGTTATATAGGTTGTAACTAGTGTATGTAACATTATTATCTATGTTGTAGAGCGGGTCTTTAGGTTTAAACAGTTCGTTAAACTCTTTATAATAAATACCCAGTCCATTCTGTTCTATTAAGTAGAAAACATTTGTGGCAGTAGTGTTATAAAAATCAAAACCTGCCGGTATTTCAATACTTAAGTAAGGTTCACAGCTTTCGTATACGATTTCACAGTATTCATGTAGCCTAGATAAAGGAATATACCTATTAATATCGCTATACTTCTTATATTTGTTATAAAACCAAAATAAATTTAAAGATTTAATATCTAATCTATCATAATGTGTCATAGAGTAGAGCAACGATACATCTATGGCATGCTGTATATTAAAGTGGTAGAGAAGTTCTTTCTTATCTGCTACATAAACGTTACTGTAACTTGATAAAATGCGAGAGACCTTATCTTTCACAGTATTTACTCCTTCAGGATGAGAGATAGGTACAATATAACCTTGTTTATGGTCTAGAGGTCTAATATAAACTGCTACAGTATCTGAAAGTATAGGGTGGTATTCATCATGTGTAGAAACTACATGAACAAAACAACCTTTATGATGTAAATTTTGAAGATACTGTATCTGATCTTCAGTTTCTACTATATAAAACATTTACTACTCTATAATAAATTCAGAGTAATCGGTTATAATATTTTCTATATCAGGTATTTGTTTTTTTACCTCTAAAACTGCCTGCTCATTTTTATAAGCAGATCCTTTATATTCATAACCGTTTACCACAACATTTTTTACCGGGGTGTTTAAGTCCCACTTTAACTCTATACTAGTAATATAGGTAAATTTTCTAAAGTAATCAAACTTTATTTTATTTACTTCAATAATAGTTCCGTTTCTTGTATCTGAAAGGATGTATCTGATAAAATATTTTTTATCATAATCATCTAATGAAGGGCCAATCTCGTCAGGTAAGAATCTTGGAACTTTAGGTTCTTCAGATTGAATTAAAAGTAATTCTTTACTATTAATACTGGGCAATTTACCTGTAAAGAATTTATTTTGGTAAGTCTCAAAGTACCACCCTACATATACCTTACTACCGGGTAACTGTAGCTTATCTCCTTGAGTATATTTTGGCGGTTTATATTTTGATTTTGGTAAATACATTTTAACTGTAAGTTAGTGTACTTGGATCTTTTCCTTTAAATTCAGAACCAGTTGATCTTTTTATATCGATATGCAGGTGATTTTTCATACCAGGACCGTAATATGAAGCCATTTCAATAACATTCCCTACTTGCTGTCCCTTAGTTACCAGATCACCTTTCTTAAAATTTGCTAAAATTTTAGTATAACCCAATCTCCATTGCTGTCCAGTATAGTCTCCTGTACCGGTAATTTTTATAGCTGTAAGAGGAGTAGGTGCATTTGAAGGGCTAGTCCATACTGGAATTGGTTCCACTTTTCCATCTATCGGAGAATAGACCGGTGTACCGGCACTTGCAAGTACATCCCATGCAGCATGTATTTCACTTTCTGAACCATCTTCTCCTCTTTTACGCGGGGC